AGACTTACCATTTAAGCTGTCTTCTTCTATAGCAGTAACTGAACAAGCATACCACAAAAGTTTTTGATCACTCCCATTAAAGGGAGCAAAGGTAGGAGAAGCAAATGCCCAGTTATTCATAGTTCCTCCAGTAAAAGTTGCATCAGAAAAATCATATGTTATACTTCCAGAAGGAAGAGCTGGCGGCGACCCTGAGTCAGGAGTACCGTCTTTATTTGCATCTACAACTCCTACAGTATAGAAAAGAGTTCCTACAAAATTCTGCTTTCCTTTCTTTCCTTCTGCTCCTTCTGCTCCAAACTGTGCTGCAAGTATAGGAGTAGACCAGTTTCCGGTGGCACCTCCTGTAATTTCATCCGAAGCAGATGTACTTATAGCAGGCGCGGTTATTTTCCATAAATATTTATTAGTTGCAGAAGGGCTTGACGCTGTTGGAATCCAATAAGTGAATCCATCCCCAGAAGTAGATCCGCCACTGTTTTTAAGCAAACCATCTGCAAAAGTATAAAAAAGACTTCCAGTAGGTTTAGGGGGAGCAGTAGGTACGGGAGGTGTTGCACCATTATCGGTATCTTTTAGTTGATAAAGCTCCGCAACAGCACTATTTATACCATCTGCTCCTCCAGAACCACTAAATTGTATAGGATCTGTCCATTCTCCTCTAGCAATTGTATCAGTGTCCTCCGTACTACTAGCACTAGCTGCAGATATCCATTGTACTCCATCTGTTACATTTGTATTTGTTACTACAGTATACCATCCGGTTCCTGCTCCTCCAGAATCCATAATTTGATTACTACTACTAATACTATACCCTGAAGCTGCTACAATTTTACCCGTGGTCATAGAAACTGTAAGAGTAGGAAAAGTACTAGTATCATCAATGCTTGCAGGAGCATTTTCTGACATCTTGTACAAATAAAGTAAAGCTGCCGAACTACCTGCAGATCCTTCTTTTAACTTATTAACAGAAATACTTGTAGCCTTTGTTTTAACAGTATTATCAGGATCAAGCTTTTCTCTTACCGTAACGGTAAACTCCATTGGAGTAGTGGAATAAGATATCGCAGCCGCATTCGCATGAACGGTTTTAGTTCTAGAGCTATTTGTGCCCGATGTAAAAGAGGTTTCTGCTACAATTGAACTAGACGTCTGAGTAAATCCCGCTCCTGTAAATTTAAACTCAGGATCGGAAAAACCAATAGCGTCTGCTGTGAGTACAATACCTGAAGAAGGTATAGTTGTTAACTGAGCCTCGTCCGCATCATAAGATAATGCTGAAAGAGTGGACTGTAATACTACACTTCTTCCTACGGAAGCGAGGTCTGGAGTAATTTGAAGGAAAGACATTGTATTATTCTGACCACCTAATGCATAACTTCCTGCGCCGCTATCACCTGCGGCATAGTAACTTACAGGTGTAATTATAAAATCATTTTCATAATCAACAATTAACTCTTGTCCTTTTAGTGCTTGACTACTAGCAGTTGCTGACGGCCAGGGAAAGTCTACATACATTACAGTGTTGCTTTCTATTAAGGCAATTTTTGCTGCATAGCTACTTCCTACAGTAACTACTCGTCCTATTTGCAAAGAGGAAAATCCTGAGCCTACAATTTTTCTAGATCCTTGGGTCATTGTACAAGTACCTAAACTTGTCCAAATACTATCAGCATCTGCTACAAATTTAATACCATCATACCAGTATGATATAGATCTCCCATAAGTAGTATTATCGGTTTTTCTAGAAATTAGTCTAAGCGCATTAGCAGAGCCATTAGAGGCATCTAATAAACTAAAATCCATCATTAAATACCCTAGGTCTACTCCATCCTCTTGATAAGGCCAGCTACTATGTGCTAATGCCGTACAATCTAGAGCGTAGGTACTTTCATCTGCAGTTGTATTTCGTTTGGCTAAATTTACATCTTGAAAAGGAGCTGCGACATAGTTATCCACAGAAAACTTAACAGAGCCTTTTTGTGAGCCAGTTGTTATTACTTCTACATCACTAGTAGAATAACCTCCCTTTACTAAACCACCCAATCGAGAAAAGTTGCCCTCAAAAACATCTTCTATAGTTATTGTTGCAGACACTTTTTTTGAGGTTCTTCCCTTCCCACTAACAGTTTGGACAGTTACTATATGTTCTCCGTCTGGAACTCCCGAATATTTTAAACTTCGTGTTTCGCTTGGAACAGTAACTCTGTCTCCAAGGAGCTCTACAAATCCTCCACCAAACGGGCTGGCGGGAATTCTAACGTTACTAAAAGTTTGAGACACGTTGAATTCTGCTAAATGCTCGTATGTTGTAGAAAGCCCTGAGGAGCCTACAGCAAGAGGAGAATCCCATTCAACCATTACTTCTTCTCCTGGTTGGTCAGGATTAGACGTTGTCAATATTCGTAAATTACGCGGAGGAGGTACTTCTTCTGTGTTTTCTGGAGGAAATAAAGGATCTGCTGCTGCTAATAGAAACTCTGAATCTACAGAATCAAATTTCTGGGGGGAATATTCTGCGGCTACTATACTATACACCTCATTCGCGCCTTCAGCTATAGCTAATATTTTATATTGTTTATAGGACGCTGCAGTTGTCTCCCCTGCTGTGCTAACTTGTTTTATTGCCCACACATCACCATTAGTAGGAAGCACAGAAAAAGCCGAAGAAATGGGGATAGTATCCCGACCATCTGTTGTAGTAGTGCTTGCTGTAGTTAAAGTTCTTTCTTCTACTACTGTTTCAGTTATATATTGTAAGTTTAGCAAATTACCCGAAGTATCTACAGCACTTTCAATTTGCCTGCGTGTTAGATCCTCGTCAGTAGCATGCAATAACTGAGTGGTGGAACCCGCTACATCGGCGTGAGTTATAGTGTCTCCTCTAGTATAGGTAGAAGTACCTCCTCCATTATCATCAATTACAGCACTATCTTGGTTAAGTAGTACCGTTCTTTTAGGCAGTATTACAGCCATAGTATAAGTGTGGCCGGTTGCAAAATCTGAAGAAATTGCTCTATCAATAGTGATCGCAGAAGAAGTACAAGAGTTAACTCGCCCACTGAAAGCTATATTAAAATCTGCCTCGTCTTGGATATTAACTACGTCTCCCGGGGCTAGGAACGCGGCATTTACAGAAGTTGAAAAGTTAATTATTTCAGTTTGGTTCAGGGCTGTCCATAACTTCCACCGACCATACCTTATTGCTTGCCCTTCCGAAGTACACCCAAAGGCTACAGCTTTTTCACTTTTTATTGTTCCAGTTCTGATCTGGTTTTCCCTATCTTCTACAATAATAGGTTCTAATTTATAATCTGACTCTGGGTTTGACCAGTCAACTACTATCTGGTTTACACGAGTTTTAGAGCCGGTAGTTTCATAATTGAAGGAACCGTCTATTACGTTACTTCTAGAGAAAGTGTAAACAGGTTCAGTTTTTTGATCAATTACAGGCCTAAAAGTGGCGTCAGTCCAGTATAAAATACCCCTGAATATAGTAGCCATATCCTTTAATACTTTATAAGAATCAGTAGCTTTTGTAAGATATATATTTGCACGGAAACGGGGCTCTGTACCTCCTTTTCCATCAGGGACTAACTCATCACAATACTTTGAGATTTTATATAAAGAATATTTATCTATATCTTGAGCCTTTAAATAGTCTCCCAGGCCGTATCTATTATTAGTTAATACATCATAAAATACCCAGGCAGGGTTATCTGTATATACTAAATCGTTTGAAAAGTTTCCATCCCATAACTGAGATACAGTAGTGATCGTCCCCGAAGAGTTACGAGTATACAAAGCAACCTTTCCCCTGTCGGTATTGTTAGGGTTTTGCTCCCTAGTAACATAATTAGAAGGGATTTTTACTTTTAGCCCTTGACATTCGTAACTGCGAGTAGGAACGTTATCAAAAGATTTTGAGCTAAAAGTTACATTAGCCATTGCAGTGTGTGGGTACGATAATTTTTCTTTTATTATACCTATTACACTAGAAATTGTACTAGGATATACACTCTTATACCTAGTTTTTTGAGTTATTAAACCGGGGGACACCGCCCCTCCATCATTAGGGTCATGTTGGGTCATTCTTGTTATTCGTACTTTGAAACTGTTAAAAGGCTGTTTGTCCTCTATACTGAATCTCATTTCAAAAGATACACCACTTTTATGTAATCCACTATGAACCCATACAGGCACATTGTTATATACTTTACCTCCAGGGCCGTCGACGATGGTATACTCGTCCCCATCCCCATTATCTATACCTAGTTCTACTTTATATGCTACTCCTCCAGGATACTCTCTGCCGCTTCTCTCACTAACATAGTACAAGCCTGAGGGATAGTTCATTAGAATTTTTATTTCATCAATTTCAGAAGCCTGAGCACCGGAAGCAGTAATTGTTCTAGGTACGTTCTTTTCTAGTGTTGCACTTGGAACGGTTAAAGACACAGAAGTAGTGCCTACTCCCTCTATTGTAGGCAAAGGAGCTTGGTCTACAGTTCCGGAGTTGAAACTCCACCCTGAATTTTTGTATTTTTCTTCAACCACGGCTCTTTGTGCCCCGGCCCCTGCATCTGTTAGTATTGCTGCAGTAATACCAAACTTATAGTCTCCTGTGTCCCAATCACTTGGCAATGCCTCGGCAAGAGTAATAGTGTTACCGCTAATAGAAGCTATTTTTAGAAAAATTCCTGCTTGTAAAGTATGCACTACGCCATTTTCTCTATCTGCATCGGACATTAGTAGCTTCCAGTTAAGTTGCCCTCCCCAAGTAAAGGTTGCGGTTTGGTTACTAGAATTAACATTAGTAAGCCCCCCACGTAAATTGTGCCCACTTTTAGATAACTTAAGATTAACAAATAATGCATCAGGGTGTGGAACAGAGGTAAGAGCAGCTCCATTATTAGCTCCAGAGGTATCATGTGCCCAGCTGTTCGCCATAAAGTTCCCTGCAGTTCGGGTAACAACAGTCGTACCTCCTATTGGTATTCGGTATTCTTGTCCTGACCTTCCATCAAAAGGATTGCCTGTAAAAGTATAAGCACTAGTAGGGGGTGTTATATCTGACATAGTAACAGAAGTATTATAAACTCCATACACCATGAGATATTTTGTACCTTCTCCTACAGAAGCGTTAAAAGTACTATTTCCTGGGTTAACTCCTACAGTACTACTGCTCGCAGTGAATGTACCAAGAACATTGCTTGTAGGTTGCATAGCAGTTTGTTCTGCGCTTTGAAGAGCATCATTATCTAGAAATATACCCGCGCCCCCTCCTACAAGACCCTCAATAGGCCCTTCCGAAAGCATATCTGAAATTAATATGGTTTGCTCTGTACTTCTAGTAACGGCCCTCGCTAAACCATCATTATTTGATGAGTGTCGACGCCTGTCAAGTGCATTTATAGATTGTTGGGGCATTTTACAATTCCTTTAAGGGCTAAAAGCCCGATTTCATGTATGAAATACTATTTCCAATAGAGTCAAGCCCCATAGAAGCAAGTCTTGAATTTACTCCTGCAATTTCGAAACTTATAGGCTGTCCAGGGATTCTTAAATGTCCATATAGTATAGGCACGGGGTCCCCTTGTATTACATTTTGTTCCGCCCCGTTGAATAGATAGGACGATTCTTGGTCTCCATCAGTAGCGGGGTCAGGAGCCATCATTTGATTTATTCCAGCCATAGCCAAATTTATGGCCATCATACTTAAGCCCATTTGAACTGCTCCTAATCCTGCGCCGGCCGTACCTAGAAGCCCGGGTGTTGCTGCTATAGCAGGCGTGGTAGCGGTGGCAGCTGTGCCCGCTGTACCTAATAGTGCAGGAGCCGCATAAATAGCTATTACTACGAAAGCTATTGCTGCGAGTATCTTTGCTGCCGCAGATTTAGAACCTGCAGGAATAGGAGTAATTGTTATATCTCCTTCTTGAAGAACCATAAGCATTTCTATTTCATAGTCTAATTTATTACTAGCTACGTCTATTTCAAATCCTATATCATTTTCATGGCAATCTATAAAATATTTTTTTAATCCTGAAAAGTTAGCATCTAAGCATTTTATAGCATCTTGTACTGTGGGAGCGTTAAATTGAAAATGTGTTCCGAATTTCTCACCCATTTCCCCTTCTAAATATACATTACGCATCATATCGATAAGCTCCTACTAAGTATTTGTGCCATAGAGGATATAAATTCTCTCTACAAGACAGTCTTTCATTTGCGTGGTGATAAAAACAGTCATTTCCTATATACACACCACAGTGATTATTTGTGTTTGATAAAACTTTGAAAATTAGTACATCATTTACCTGTATTTCAGACAACTCTACAGGGCTATGGTTCCATTCAGAAATTAATTCATCATTAAAGTAATCTAATCCCTTTTCCCACCAGTCATCTTCGAACATCGCTCTTTTTGGGATAACTATATCTTTACTAAGTAGATAGTCTCTCATAGCCTCGAAACAATCTGTTACTCCAAATTCATACTCTCTTCCATATAAATCAGTAGTATTAATTTTAGGTTCTAATACGTGTAACTCCATATCAGGGTAACTAAAAATGTAATAAGGAATACCTAAAGTATTACAGTATTTTATATCTATTTCACTAGGCTCTGGGCTTGCATCAGGGTGGCTATGTACTATTGCTACTATATCTGATGTTCTCTTTATTTTTAAAAACTCAGCAGAGTCAAGTATAAAATCTTCTTCATTTTTTGCTAAATTTGTGCAAGGATTCCATACTTTCTTACCTTTAACTACAGAAAGAATACCGCAACCCTCTCTAGGGTACTCTTCTTCAAAATGTTTTGTAATGTCGTCTAAATACTCCATTAACGGAACTTCCTAGTTCCGGGGAAAGCCCCGAAAGGTAAGGGGATATTTGTATCGTATACAGGAGAAGGTACTGAAACACCATTAGCAATAGGCATTCCTTGATATCTAATTTTACAGGATTTGAGTAACTTACCGCAAGTATCTCCTCTAGTCCAAGCACTTTCATTTGTGCCCGGGGTTATACCTGTGCTTGCTCGAAC